GCAGAAGAAATACCAACAGGTATTCCTGCAGCTACTAAAGTGGATGACATGGTTACAAAAATGCAGGCTATGGAAAAAGAAGCAGAAAGCATGCTTGCATTTGCAAAAAGAGACCAACAACAAATATCAGATGCAATAGATACTTTTAATAGAATGATGGATGATGGAGAGGATCCAGCTGAAGCAATAAGAATGTTAAAAGAAATAATGAAGAAGGGTAGAAGTAAAAACGCAAAAGGCGGTCGTATTAAAATGTTTAAAGGTGGTTTAGCTAGACTATTAAAAATGATAAACCCTGAACTAGAAAGAAGAATGGTTAAGACAGGACCTTTTGAAACAGGACATAGGGCCGATGCTGTTGTTGATATGGAGCAAATTAAAAACATAGCGCGGAACGAGGCTACTAATCTTGAAGATATTTATAAAATAGAAGATATGATACAGAACTCACCACGATACAACGACAAAATGAAAAATGCGTTCATGAACTTAATTGATTATGAAAAATTTAGAGCTAATGCGCTTTATGATAACCCTAAACTACAAAAACACATGAAAAATGATCCAGAAGGTACAGAAGAATTTTTAAGAATGGTGTACAAAGAGCAAGGCAGTGATAGCGGATTTAATATGGGTGGAAGAGTTGGTATGCTTGCAGGCGGTAGTTTAATAGGTAAAGGTATTATGGAAGCAGCTAAACTTGCACAACGAGGAATGAAACCTTTCGGTGCAAAACAAACGTACAAACAAAACGTTACACAAAAAGGTGTTTCTAACGAACAGTTTGATGAAATATTTAAAAAACAACTTAACAGAGTTCCTGACGAAGTTGTTGACGAACCGACTGGGCGAGGTCTTAACTCAAGTTTATTAGAAGCAGAAGCTATATTGACAGGTCAAAAATTTGGATTACTTACACAAGCACAAAGAACAAAAATTGCACAAGCTATGAGAGACAAAGTTGCTAAGCAAATTTATGATGATCCTAATCCACGTTTAAGTAATGATTATTTTGAATATATGGATAACGCTGTTGACAGAATGGATGACTTACTTGAGATAGAAAAACTAGGGGGTGATCTAACACCAAAACCAATTTTTGATGGTACAGAAATAATTGGAGCTCAAGTAGATTTTAGACAATTAGATAAACTAGGAAATAAAGCAAAAGATAATATCATACCATTTAAACCAAAGACAAAAAAATCAAAAGGTGGTACAGTACCGCCACTAAAAGGTCCGATGTCAGACGGCATGGGAAGTTTATTTAGGAGTAAGTAATGGCAATAGATAAAGCACTAGAAGATCAAATTAAAGTTCCAAAAACAGTTTACGACGAAGAAGTAGAACTTGCGGCTGAAGAACCTGTAAACACAGATGACATTAACATAGAAATGACTGATGATGGTGGAGCAGAAATAGATTTTGATCCTATGACTGCAGCTATGGCAGGTGGTCAACAACACGACGCTAACTTAGCAGAATTTTTAGAAGATGGAGTATTAACAGAAATTGCATCTGAACTAGAAAATAGTTATGACGAATATAAAAGTTCGCGGTCCGAGTGGGAAGATACATACACCAAAGGTCTAGACCTACTAGGATTTAAATACGAAAACAGATCAGATCCTTTTCAAGGTGCAAGTGGTGCAACACACCCTGTACTTGCAGAAGCTGTTACACAATTTCAATCTTTAGCTTACAAAGAATTATTACCTGCAGACGGTCCAGTTAGAGCTAAGATTGTTGGTGTTGTGGATGACATGAGAGAAAAACAAGCAGACCGTGTAAAAGATTACATGAACTATCAAATAATGTGTGAGATGAAAGAATACGAACCTGAGTTTGATCAAATGTTATTTAACTTACCACTATCAGGTTCTACATTTAAAAAGATTTATTATGATGCATCTCTTGGTAGATGTGTATCTAAGTTTGTACCTGCAGAAGATTTAGTTGTGCCATATAACTCAACTTCACTAGAAGATGCTGATACAATTATTCATACAATTAAAATGTCATCTAACGAATTAAGAAGACAACAGCTAACAGGTTTTTATTTAGATATTGATGTTGGCGAAGGAGAATCTGGAAACGTTGAAGATGTTCGTGAAAAGAAAGATGACATACAAGGTACATCAATATCAAATTCAGAAGAAATACATACACTATTAGAATGCCATGTTGATTTAGACATTGAAGGATTTGAAGATATGAATCCTCAAACAGGAGAACCAACAGGTTTAAAATTACCATACATCGTAACTATTGAAGAAGACACAAGCACTGTGTTATCTATTAGACGTAATTTTGTACCAAATGATCCAGCAAAAAGAAGAAAAGATTATTTTGTACATTTCAAGTTTCTACCAGGACTCGGTTTTTACGGGTTCGGCTTAATCCACATGATCGGCGGTTTATCAAGAACTGCCACAGCTGCGTTGAGACAACTTCTCGATGCCGGCACCTTGTCGAATTTACCAGCCGGATTCAAAATGCGAGGCATCCGCGTCAGAGACGAAGCTCAACCGTTGCAGCCGGGAGAGTTCCGTGACGTAGATGCACCTGGTGGAAATCTTAAAGATGCGTTTATGCCATTACCGTTCAACGGTCCAAATGCTACGCTTCTGCAATTATTAAGTTCGGTTGTAGAATCAGGTCAACGATTCGCGAGCATAGCAGACATGCAAGTGGGTGATGGTAATCAAAGTGCAGCAGTTGGAACGACAGTTGCGTTATTGGAACGCGGATCGCGGGTTATGTCAGCAATACACAAAAGATTGTATGCATCAATGAAACAAGAATTTATGTTACTTGCAAAATGTTTTGTAACATACTTACCACCTGCTTATCCATACGACGTTGTAGGTGGACAAAGACAAATATTCCAATCAGATTTTGACGATAGAGTTGATATTATACCAGTTGCTGATCCAAATATATTTTCACAAACACAAAGAATTACAATTGCACAATCAGAACTACAACTAGCAATGTCAAACCCTCAAATGCACAACATTTATCATGCATACAAACACATGTATGAAGCATTAGGTGTAAAAGACATTGATACTTTGTTGCCTCCACCAATGCCACCACAGCCAGTAGACCCAGCAACAGAAAATGTTATGGCGTTAGGTGGTAAAAAGTTTCAAGCATTCCCAAAACAAGACCACCAAGCGCACATGAAAGCGCATTTAAGGTTTATGGGCACTACAATTTGCAGAAATAACCCTCAAGCAATGGCTGCATTGCAAACTAATTGCATGCAACACATACAATTGATGGCTCAAGAGCAAGTTGAAGTAGAATTTGCAGAAGAAATTCAGAAAATGATGATGTTACAGCAACAATTACAGCAATTACAGACGCAAATGGCTCAAGATCCACAAGCACAAATGCAAATGGCACAAAATCCGCAAATGCAAGAGATACAAAAGGTAATGCAAGAAGAAACACAGAAAATGGAGGCTAGAAAAGCTACTTTAATAGCAGAATTTATGGATGATTTTGCAGCTGCTGAAAAAGAAGTGTTGAATAACATAGAAAATGATCCATTATTAAAACTTAAAGATAGAGAACTTGATCTTAAAGCCAGAGATAACCAAAGAAAAGAAGAAGAGGGCGAAGATAAGTTAAATCTTGAGCGTGCTAAGATGCTTCAGGCTAAAAACATAGCTGAAGACAAAATGGAACAAAATGACGAGCATCAGAAACTTAGGGCTAGCGTTTCACTAGCAAAAGATGGTATAAAGAATATGCAAGCGACAATTAAGTCAGGGGAAATATAGATGAACAAATCTGACATGGCAGGTCTTTTAGGTTTACTCATTGGAGGAGCGGGTGGCTATTACGGTGGTCAAAGACGTGCTTCTAGAGAAGAAGAAATGCTTGATAAACTTTTAGCTGCACAAACAGAGGGCACTACTCCTGCTGTTGATTCTGTTCTTGGTTTTGATAGTGGATATGTTCCAGGAGTATATGGAAGTCAAGCAGGAGAAAGTTCTGGTGCTAAAGGAGATATATCTACAGATACGGTTCCACAACTTGAAGAATCACCCGGTGGTTCAGCAATTGGAAGTATTATAGATACGTTTAAAGATATGTTTGGTTCACAACTTAATGAAGGTGGAGTTGTTCCGAAAAGAGGTTTAGTTGATGAGCCTGGTGGTTATGCTGGTATTAAAGAATATTTAAATCCTTTTTCATTTGGTTTAAGACCATTACCACTACAATATGAAATAACGGATTATATGATGGGTGGGGGTCTTCCTGGTTTGTATGAGTTAGGTCAAGCACTAGGTTTTTATAACCAAGGCGGCCGAGTCGGTATGCAAACAGGTGGTGTACCTAATCCATATGCTAACTTAGGTTACTCTTGGATGAATAATATTTTTAGTCCCTCAGGTATGACAACTGCACCGGGCACAGGATTTCAAACTTTTGATGATGGTATTACAAACGCAATATCCATACCAGGAACAAACATTACACCTAGCGCGACACAAACTCCTGCTCCTATAATACCTCCGTTAACTGTAGGCGGCGGACTTGCGGCACAGCGTGGTAGCGGACCAGAAGACAGAGGAACATTTGCTGAAAGGTTTGGAACAACAGAAAGCAGAGGGTATGGTTACGAAGGAACTCCTGGTCAAGGAGGTTCAGCAACATATAATAATCCTGCTTACGGAGAATTAGGAGATACGTTTACACCCGCTCCAGGTTTAGGTATTGCTTATGATCAATATGGTAGAAGAGTAAATATTGGTATGTTAGATGACGCTGGTTTAAATCTTTATAATGCAGCTTATCCAGCAGCTAATGCTGTACAACAATCACTACAAGATCCTGTAAATTTAATAACAGGAGCAGTAACAGGTATTCCTTTTGCCGGACCTCTTATTGAACAAGGTATAGCAGGATTAGGTAATCTATTAGGTTTTGGTCAACCTGAAGAAGAATCTATAACTCCTTCAGATAGACAGCCAGGTTTAGAACCAAACATAAGACTTGGCACAGATTTAAGTTCAGAAAGTCTTGGAAGTTTAATTCCTTCACGTAGACCAACACCATTTGATCCAAGAATTGCTTTAGCTATGAACAGAAGAGAAGCAGAAGCTGCAGCAGAAGCTGTGGCAGAAGCAAACCAACAACGTTTAGCAGCGCTTTCAGACATAGGACTTGGACCAGGTCAAGTTGACCCACAAATAGCAGAAGCAGCAGGAATTGCGCGTGCAGATCCTGAAGATTCATTTAGCACAGCTTATTTAGGTTTAGATAGTCCACCATTTGCTCCCGCTGTCGTTTCC